ACTTGCGATAGATTAACTATACATAAATCTTATTTTGATTCAGATATTTTAAATAAAGACAATACGTCAATAAAAATAGCGAATCAAAATAGCCAAAATAGTGTTTCATATAAAATTTTTTAAAAATGTATCTTGATAAAGAAAAATTTAAAAAAGATGTATTAGAATCATTAGAAAAAGGATATTTAACTGATGAAGCGGCAAAAGGAATGTTGTTAATAGCAAAACATTTAACAACAAAATTCACATACAAAAATCCAATGGACCGTGATGATTGTATAGGTGCTGCAATGTTAGAAGTATGTAAATATTGGAACAGATACAATCCAAAAGAAAGTCCATATCCTTTTTCTTTTTTCACTACAATGATAACTAATGGGTTGGCAAAAGGATGGGGAAAAATAAATCCTTTATCTCAATCTATATTATTAAGAATGAAAGAATAGTATGAGTATTAAAGAAGTAAAACCTACAAATGAAAAATACAGACAAGGTTATTACAGATTAAAAAATGTATCCAAATACATAGGCGATCCCACGAAAATTATATTTAGGTCTTCGTGGGAGTATAATTTTTGTAAGTACTGCGATGAGAATGAAAGGATAATTAAGTGGTCATCTGAACCGGTGGCAATACCATATATTAATCCAATAGATAATAAAGAACATAAATATTATGTAGATTTTTATTTAAGGGTTATTGATGATAATGGGAATCAAAATGATTTTTTTGCCGAAATTAAACCATCTGCACAATTAAAAAAACCAATTTTAAAAGGAAAAAAGACCTTTAAAAAAATAAAACATTATAATCAAGCAGCAAAATCATGGATTATAAATGTTGCAAAATTTAAAGCGGCAGAAGCTTTTTGTAAAAATAGAGGAGGGAAATTTATTTTGGTTACAGAAAAATTTTTATTTAGATGATATTTTCACAGAATTTAAAAAAAATTGCTACGGATTCTTATAAAAAAGACTCTCAAAAAATAATTGAAACCAAATATAACGGTAAAAATTTTAATTCTGGATTTTTAGAAGAATCTTACCGAATGTATGCAAAAAGTTTAAAAACATTTATTCCATTAGAAATATATACGTTTCTTTACGAACCAATCACCCCAAATTTACCTTTTTATGATCGTAAACCATTTATATGGGTTGTTGATGAACTTATAGATGAAACCACTGGAAATAAAACAGTTTTGGGAATAAATATAAATTTTTTTCCCTATTTAGAAAGGATTAAATTTTTGGATATTACTTCACACACATTTGGCATTTTTAATAAAAAAAATGAAACCGACCAAAGTAGAGTTGCTAATAATATTAAAATGAAACAAATTTTGTCTTGGAAGTTTTTTAATGATAAATATAGAAAACATCTAAAAAATTTTGATTTTTGTTGGAGAAAATATATTTATAAAGAAATAACATCGCCTGTTTTAGTTGAAAGGGAAGATTGGTTTAGATTGCCTTATTATATTTCTAAATACACAACAATACCAATTGGTAAGATTTGGAATCTATACAACGAATAAATTAAATAAAAAATTATGGCAGGATTTTCTAATAAATCAATATTTGGGATATTATCTGATACTCTTAAGAAAATGTCAAATATTGGTATGGAATATGAAGACATGGTTGTAAGACAATCAAAGGCAATTGGCGTTACAGAAGCACAATTTGGCAATGAAGGTTTTATTCCAGAAGAATTAAAATATTCTTTAAGTTTAGCAGATATAGGTAGTAGTAAATTTGTTGCATATTTTGATAAAGAATATAAATCAAAAAGAGAAAATCTAAGAAAATTTTCAATGAATTCTGAAATAGAATTCATATTAGATATTATTTCCGATGAAACAATTGTTTATGATTCAGCAAATTATTTTTGTGAAATTAATGTTCAAAAATTAAAACCAATAATTAAAGAAGATAAAGTAGATGAAGTTTTAACAGATATAGATGTTGAATTTAAAAGATTATACACATTATTTAATTTTAATCAAGGACACGATGCTTGGAATTATTTTAGACAATTTTTAGTTGATGGATTCTTGGCATTTGAAATTATTTATGATGAAAGCGGAACTAATATAATTGGTTTTAAAGAATTAGATCCTGTTTCATTGCGTCCAGGAATTGAAAAAGATGAAAATGGTAAATATCAAAAATATTGGGTTCAATATGATGAAAACCCACAAATGAAAAGAGTCTTACCAGACTCATCAATTATCTATATTTCATACGCAAAAGGTAATTTTACATCAAGAGTAAGTTATGTTGAAAGATTAGTTAGAGCACTTAATCTTTTAAGACTAATGGAAAATTCCAGAATTATATGGAATATTATGAATAGCTCATTCCGATTAAAAATGGTGGTTCCAATTAGTACTAAATCAACACAAAAAGCAAAAGAATCACTTTCTGAATTTAGAAGTATTTATAAAGAAGATATATCCCTTAATTATGAATCTGGCGAATTAACTGTTAATGGTCAGCCTTCAATGCAATTTTTTAAGAATTACATTGTCCCATCTAAAAACGGCGAACAACCTGACATATCAGTTATTGGTGGTGAAGGTTATGATCTTTCAGATACAGATGTAATAAATTATTTTAAAAATAAATTAAAAGAAGAATCTAAAATTCCATTTGAAAGGTTTGATTTTCAAGGAGGTGGAGGAAGTTTTAGTACATCTCCTGATGGAATGAGCCGAGAAGAGATTCGTTTTGCTAAATTTATTAACCGATTAAGGTCTATTTTTCAAGAAATAATATTAAAACCATTATATATACAATTATGTCTTAAATATGAAGAATTTGCAAACGATGAATTGTTTAAATCTACATTAAGTCTAGATTTTATAAAAGATAACTATTTTGAAGAACAAAAATCATTTGCAGTCCTACAATCAAGAGTAGACGTAGTAAATTCTTTAATGGGAATTATGACAAAAACAAAAGATGCTACAGGTATGGACGTAGATGTTCCATATTTCCACCCAGAATTTTTAATAGAAAAATATTTAAAACTATCAACAGAAGAATTAAAACAAAATAAAACTATGAAAGAAAAGAAAGAAATAGAAGATTTAGAATATATGAAAAAACAGCAAGAATTAATGGGTGATGATGGTATGGGTATGTAATGAGCATAAAATATTTTAAAAATTTAAACAAATGGGTTTATTTTTTATTTTTTAAATAAAATTTAAACCTATTTTTATGTCACAATTATTTTCAGAAAAATATCGTCCTTCTTCAATTGAAGAAGCCATTTTACCTGCCAGAATAAAAAATATTTTTTTAAATGATGCAGATATATCACAGCATTATTTATTATATGGTTCGCCGGGAATGGGTAAAACATCAGTTGCTAGAATTCTTGCAAAAGGAAAACCTTTTATTTACATAAATGTTTCTGACGAATCTTCAGTTGACACTGTACGTGATAAAATTACAACATTTTGTTCAACAATGTCAGTTTTAGATTCACCAGATAGCAAAAAAATTGTTATATTAGATGAAGTAGATGGAGCTTCAGACCAATTTTATAAAGCGCTTAGAGCAACTATTGAAAGATTTCATAAACAAGCAAGATTTATTGCAACTTGTAATTTTATTAACAAAGTTCCTGAACCAGTTCAATCAAGATTCATTTGTATTAATTTTGACCCAATTACAAACGAAGAAGAAAAATTATTAAAAATAGAATTATTTAAAAGATTACAGCAAATATTTAGAGAAAACGGGATTACTATTGAAAAAAACGCATTAATAGAATTTTTAAAAAGAAATTTTCCAGATATGCGTTCAATTATGAATAAAATTCAAATGTTTAAGACGCAAGGAATAAATAATATAGATTTAAACACAATAAAAGTCCTAAACTATAATTTTGCAGATTTATTTAACCTAATTTTAAATGCGCCAGACCCAATAAATAACTATAAATTTATAATGGCGAATTATTCGTCACGCGTTGATGATGTTTTAAATGCTTTGGGAAGTGAGTTTATAGATTTTATTATAGAATATCATAAACCATTAGAAAAATTTATTCCACAAATAATTATAAAAGTGGCTTATTATCAATCTATACGCACTCAAGTGATTGATTCTGCTATATCTTTATTATCTTGTGTTTATGAATGCCAATTAATTTTAAACCAAAATAAATAAATTATTTATGAGAACAGTTGATGATGTTAAAGATTATATTTTAAATACGTATCCTTTAATAAGACCAAATAAATTTCAAATTGCAAAAATAGGTATACGCGTATATTTGTATATTGTAGACCAATCTGCTAATCTCCATCGCGTGCAAATAATAAGAGCGCAAATTTCTACAATATATGAATCAAACATATTAAAAAATGAGTTTGAAAAGAATATTAGGAATGCAATGAAAAAATTTGGTTGGTTTAATGGTTAAATTTAACAATTTGTTAACATTTTAAATTTTTAAAAATAAGTTTTTTTGCTTATTTTTAAAAAAAAATTAAAAAAAATGAAAAAACGGTCAATACTAATTGATGGCGCTTATTTTCTCTATAAAACGCTATTCATATCTCAAGAATTTAATTCTAAAGAAACCCAATTAGATTCTAAAAAATCGGTTGAACAATTTGTTAGAAAAGTATTTATTGATATTTCTGCAATTTTAAGATCATTACCATCACATCAAAGAATTGTATTTACTTCTGAATCTAAATCTTGGAGAAAATCTATTCTTATTTCAGGTGATGGATACAAATCAAATAGAGAAGATATAAAATCTTCTATGGTGAATTGGGATAATTTTTACAATGCCACTAATGAAATAATAGATATTTTATCAAATAATGGCGTTGTACATAGTAAAATAAATAATGCGGAAGGCGATGATCTTTTGTATCTTTGGGCAAACCAATTATTAAAAGAAGAAGATGATGTTATTATACTAACAGGTGATAAAGATTTATACCAATGCGTTAAATATAATAATGATAATGAAATTTATTTACTTAATCCTAATTCAAAAAATAGAATATTAGCAATAGAAGATGTGATAAGAAATTTATCTGAAAAAAATGATATTTATAATGGTCTATTTGATGAATATGTAGGAATAAATTCTACTTTTGAAGATTTGAATAAAATTTGCAAAGAAGTTGTAAAAATTGATATTGAAAAATTTGTATTATGTAAAATAGCAGAAGGTGACAAAGGTGATAATGTTCACTCAATTTTTGAATGGCAAAAGAATGGGTCAACTTTTAAATTTACCGCTAATAAAATGTTAAAGATTTTAGAAAAATATCCTCATATAAATATCAATAATCTTGAATCTAATGTTGACATAATTGCTAAAGAAGTTTTAGAATTAACTAAACAAAAAGGAGATATAGAAAAGATAAAAGAAAACATTTTATTAAATAAAAAAGTTTTATATTTAGATACGTCTACTATTCCAAATGAAATCCAAACCCAATTTTTGGATCATTATTTAGAAACAAAAGATAAACGGATTAATTTTAAAAATATGAATATGAAAGATATTTTGCAAGATACAAAATATATTGATAAAAATAAAGGGATACAAATTGATTTGTTTAAAGATTTAGACTAATATGGACTTATTTGAAATAATGAATTCGTTTTATAACGAAGAAAAATGGAAAAAGATTACAAGATATGAATTATCAAAACATTGGTTTATGATTAATCGTTTTTGTTCAATTAAATTTCCATTACAGGCATCTGCGTTAAATAGGATTAAAATAGATGGCGGGTCTGGCGTAAAATATTGGAGGAATACTCTTAGTAATTTATACAATAAAACGCCAGGATGGATGTTCACAAAAGTTGTTAAAACTAAGGAAAAAGAAAAAAAAGAATTGGCTTTAGATGAAAGGATAATAAAAAAATATTGTGAAACATTTAAAATATCTAAAAGAGAATTTTTAGAAAAACATAAATTTTACGGTGATGAATTTCTAAAAGAAGTCAAGCCATTTGAAAATATGATAGAGGACTAAATTAGTCCTCTTTTTTTATGATAAATATATTAAAAATGGGTTTAAAAAAAGCAGGAGAATTTTATATTTTTAGAACAGAATTTGTAAATGTTTCAAATATTGTTGAAATTCCTTTAATACCTAAAGACCAAAAAGATACTTGGAAAATACTTTGGAGATGGGGTTATGAAGATGAAGATATGACTTTTTTTAAAGAATTAGATAAAACAGCATTTGATATTATTTTTGACAATAAAAAAAAATTATTAGTAGAAATAAAGATAATTATATTAAAAAATACAAAATTTAACCTCCCAGATCTTACTATTAGGTTTAAAAACTTACCAAATGTTGTACCAACATGGGAATTAAAAAATGTTGGTATTGATGAAAGTCTATTTATTCCTTCAGAAACAAATTTTGAACCTTATTCAAAAATGGACGCCGTATTAAAAACAGTTTTTGATATAACAAATATGGCAGGACATATCTATGGTCACAATGTTGAATTTTTTAAAATGAACCCTTACAGGAACATGGCTGACATAGTTTTTAGAGAATGGACTTTATCAAAATTAGATGATCCTAGGTGTGTAAAAGTAATTGTTCCAAATAATGAATTTCCTGATGTAAAATTAAAATATAGTGAATTTGGAATAGATTATGAAGCACCTTTTGAAATTAATATCTTACGTCATGAATTTGAAAAAAAATTTGGTGTAGGTGCATCACCCCAAAAAGGAGATGTTATATTTTTTTATTGGAATGTAAGATTATATGAAGTTGATTCTGCTTATATAGATGATGTTAATGAATTTTTTTTTAAAGTTTCTTTAATAAAATATCAACCAAAATATAATAGGGAAGAAAACCAAGATTTAATTGATATACTACAAGAAGATACAATTAGTTTTGAAAAATTACTTAGTGAAGATGTTTTGCATGAAGAAAGAGACAATCTTATAGAACAACAATATAAACCAACTATTGGTTCTTTAAATAATAATGCTTTAGACCCATCTAGAAAACAATTATATGGTGATTTAATAGTTGTTAATAATAAAATAAGTGCCGGAAAATCAATATTATTTCAAAATTATTATGACCTAAGGGTTTCTAAATCTGAAAACAGTGATAACGGTGAGCT